AGTTAATGTTTTGTTTCCACTCCTCATTATAGCCTATTATAAGAGTACTAATATTATTGGAAACTAAGAAATTCACTATCTTTCTTGAACTTTTATGTAAATAATCTATAACTTTATTGTTTCTTATGTTAGTTATACTATAGATTCTTTTAGATGTTCTCTTATTACCTTTTAAGTGAGCTTGTAGTCTAGCCTTTTCTTTATTATAGTATTGATTAATTGACTTTAAAGGTCTACCATTGATAATAAAAGGTTTATCTACATTAGATGAAACAGTAGCTAAATTATCTAAACCTAGATCTATAGAAGCATATCTTCCGTTATCACTTTTAGGTTCTTTTTGTTCAACTTTATAAACTACTTCGACTACATGATGATTATTCCTAGGTAAAACTCTTACTTCAACTATGTTAGACTCGTTAGCCTTTTTAGTAGGTATTTCAATAGACAAAGAAGATAGTTTGATTATGCCTTTCCTAAGTGGCTTTTTAAATATAGCATCTTTAGGAAAAACAGTTATATATCTACCTTCTTTATCTAAATACTTAGGGATTCTAATGGATTTATCATAGTTACCACTTTGTTTCTTCTTGAGCAAACTAAAGAATGCCTTAAAGTTCCTATCCAGTGACATTAAAGTTTGCTTTGATACTTTAGTAGGTAATGCATAATAATCTACATCCTTAGAATCAACCATCAATTTATTAACTCCAAAGAAATTTAAATAACTCTCTGTTTCAAAATAATGTTGCTTAACTAAGTATAGAGCTCTATTATAAAGATTTTTAGATTTGAAACATAATTCGTCTAACTCTTTATTACTCTTTATTACATGTCTTTCTATTAAGTACATCATTTTAAGTTAATATCAAAAGTTATGCCAAATGTCTCTAGTAATTACTAAACCCTCCGTCGTCCATCATTCCATTATTCATACCACTCATTGGGTCATCTGGGTCAGGAAGCGGGTTGCCGAATGCGTCCATCACTGGTTTCTTATCTGGATTTATCATCTTAGCCATAGCTGGGTCATTAAACTTCTTAACCCCCTCTTTAATATATTCCTTAAGAGCCTTGATTTCCACTAATTGGTTCTGCTCTAATCCTGAAACTATATTTGCTAAGTCTGCTATTCTATTCACTGATTCAGCTAAGGTATCCATTCTAGCGACTTTCTTAGTGTACTCTAGTGAATCTGTATCCATTAAGTTAGATGTGATTTTCCCTTCAATATCCAGCTTTTTACTTAACTTTAATCTATCATACAAATTCTCAGCTAATAATACTACACTTTTATTTATCATATCCACGTAGTAGCTGACTTTACTTTCAAACCTCTGTGACATCTTAATTGACTCCCATCTAGACGCCCTACCTTCAAATAAATCTGGTGGTAATCCAATGGCGTTAATTAAGTCTTCTTTGATAGTTTGTTGGTCCATTCTTATTCTATCTATCTTCTCGGAAATCTTATCTAAATTAAGGTCAGTCATTCCGGCAAGCTTACTATCATAATCAGGGAGAACTCGTATATTATCAATTAGAGACATGGCTAGTTCCTTTACTGATAACCCTTTGGCCTCCATAAATGACATATCTAAGTTCTTGTTGATGAGAGATTCTACTTTTTGAGTTAAGTCTACACCCTCCTCTAAAGCTGTTGTCTTCTCAAGCCCCACAAGTAAGATAATAGGTTGAATAAGGTCTTTGATAGATAGAATGGATAATAGGTAGTCTTTTAATATATACTCCTTAATCTTTCCTGTAATGTATCCAAATAGAGGTGTTCCAGCTAAGTAACGTTTATCGTAAGAGGTAATTATTTTCTGTTCTCTCTCCCTCTCTACATTTAATTTCGTTACTGCTTCTTCTCCTTCTATCTCTGCATTAAGTTGTTTTAGTCTGTCTGTGGATATATCTTCATCAAACTCAAGCTTATAATCGTAGGTGGAGATGGAAAATATTTGATCCTTAGTAAACTCATGCATTTCTCCAGCCATATCGTAGGTGAAGTATGAATCGAGTTTAGAATCTTTCCATGTTGATATTACCTTTGTTGGATTCTTTAAATACCTTAGCTTGCATGTTTTCTTATCCGCAGAGAGTTCCATAGCATAACTGTAGCTCCCATAATAAATAAGCTCTGAGATGTCCGATGTAATATGTTTTATAAGCTGCATCTCGTTAAGTATTCTATTGATGTCAGCTTCTGCTTCTGGGTCATCTGGGAGTGAAATAATATTAGGGTTGTCAGTTATAATAAGCTCCATTAACGCGTCCTTTATAACGTCAATCGAGGTCTTAGTAATGTGAAACTCTAAGTAAGACGTAAGTTCATCTATCCTTTCTAAATATCGTGTGAGTGACGTTCCAACTATCGAGTATATTTTATTGGCATCGACTCCTCCCCCTACAGAGCTGTTATATGACCCTGGAGAGATGATATTTGACTGCACTGGAGCATAAGGCGAACCCTGTCTAGCACCCCAAGAAGTCATATTAGGAGATGAACCAAAAACTAGATTTGCGAAAGTTCTGATTGCACTCATAATTATAATTCATTTTCAGTTAGAGCAGGGATAAGGTTTTACCCTCATCCTTACCCTTTCTATTTCTACTTCTAAACTTATTCTTATTGTCCGTAGATAGCTTCCTGCCAAGTTCCAGAACCACCTTGAAGTTGTGTTTTCTGAGCAGCAGTAGCGATAGTGTTGTATCCAGCTGGAACTGTAACTTCAAATTTCTGTACCAAGTCGCTAGTCAAGAATTTAACCCCTTCATAAGAGAAGATTCCTGAAGCAGACTGAGTAGGGTTGTTGAAGTTTCCTACCTCTGGCAAATCGTTAACTGGTAAGAAGATACCTCTAGCGATTGGAGCCATAAGTCCGTCAGCAGTTTTGTGGATAGCGTATCCTTCGAACGGCTTAACGTGAAGAGACTGGATAACTGGGATACCATTGTAGTAACCGATCAAGTCTTCAACGTAAGCAGATTCTTTATTTTCAACGAAAGCACCTGTAACTTTAGCTGTTTTGAAGATCTCAGCAACTCTAATACCTACAACGTAAGCAGAAGATCTAACTGATTTAAATGATCTTGTAGCTAATTCAGTGTCAACTTGAGTAAGCGCGTGTTGGAACAGGTAGATGAACTGATCCATACCATTAAGCTTAATAGAGTGACCTGACAAGTCTACAGATATAGTGTTTCCTCTGTATCCATTAAGAGCCTCAACTGCAGTTTGGTTAATAAGTTTCAAGTAAGTTTCCATTACTCTCTGCTTAAGAACTTTCTTCAAGTCGATTCCCATAGATCTGTTAGCTACGATATTAGAAACCATGTTATGCTCAGCCACGATTGATTGAGGGAAAGCATTAAGTTCATAGTATCCTAATTGATCTTTTACTCTGTTGATTGGTTTTCTTGGAGTATCATATGCAACTTCAATAGAGTATTTGTGGTTAGTAGTCATGTTAGCTCCCAATTTAACTTTGATAGCTCCATTTCTATAATTTACTGAACCTTCTTTAACTCTACCAGCTGGTGCCAATAATTCTCCTTGTCCGTTGTCAGTGATTACAAATGTATCTTTAACAACTTTAGTAGCAGCATCAAACTCAGTAATAGTGATTGCCAAGCTACCTGGAACGAACGCACCTTTAGCATCCATGTAAGAAATCTCATCAGTAGCAGAACCATCGAAAGTAGCTACGTGTTGAGCAGAATTTACATTAGATCTCCAGTGACCAGAAACAGTGTCGTACTCCATGTCTCTACCGATGTTTCTAGCTACTACAGATGGATCACCTTGTCTAGTTTGTCCAGCTAAAGTACCAGTAACAGTTTTATCAGCAGGAATTGGAGTTTCGTCGTTCCCTACAGTTACTAGGTCAAGGAATGCCAACATTTGTCTAGGCTGTTCCATACCTCTTTCTACTGCGATAAATCCAACGATAGACTTAACCATAGCAGCAACAGTTACATCAACGAACTCTTGTCCTGTAAGTCCTCCTAATTGGTTTAGACCTGTAGTACCAGAGAATGTTCTTGTATGTGCGTCTAAGTTAGAGAAAGCTTTTTGGTAAGCCTCCAATCTTTGTGTAAGGTCGTTAGAACTCAATGAAGAGCTAGCTAACTTTCTCATCAAACCTGCATCACTCTTAACCTCAGAGAAGTAGCTAGCAGATGTATTTGTATTTGTATTAATTCCGAATCTCATGTCTGTATTCTAATCTATATTTTCTATTATTAAATCAATTCATTAATCCCTGAAACGTCAGCTTTTGGCTCTAATCTAAAACCATTTTCATCCAACAATTCGTTTACGTTAGCAGCGATTTCCTCAGCTTTATCTTCAGTCTCTTGGTGGAAATCTAACAATTCTTGACCTCCTAATTCTGGATCTAAGTCAGCTAAATCTTCTCCTGTGAACTCAAGTCCTGCATCTGAGAACGCTCTAATGTAAGATTGAACTTTAACAGCCTCTACTTCTTCATCAGCAACTTCTGCGTTAGGAACTCCAGCTTCGTCAAGTGCAGCTTTTGCAGCCTCTACTGTAGCTTCTTCGTCATTAGCTCCCTCTTCTTTAGCCTCAGAGAACGCTCTTACGAATGCTCCTAGGTATGGGTTAGCGTTAAACAAAGATTGTACTTTAGTTTCAGCTTCTTCGTCTTCACTTGTTTCATCAGCAATGTCAGTAGCTAGAGAAGCCTCTTCAGTAGCCTCAGCAGCAGCCTCTTGGTCAGAAGCACCTTCAGCTTTAGCATCAGAGAAAGTTCTAGTCCATACATTCCAGTAAGTGTTAGCAAGTTTAGATTGAACAACAACAGCTTCTACTTCATCTTCGTCTCCATCAACATCACCTTCAAGAACATCATCTAAATCCTCAGAGAACATTCTTCTACCAGCCTCGATTCCTGCTAAGTAAGCTTGTTGTTTAACTTCTTCTTGCTCCTCTTCGATATCTCCTTCAATATCTTCTAATTCTTCAGCGAACATTCTTCTACCTGCTTCAATTCCAGCTAAGTATAAAGATTGAGCTTTAGTTTCAGCTTCTTCAGCCTCTTCAACTTGAGCAGCTGTATCTTCTAGTGCATCTTCAGCAGCAGCATCGATATCAACTTCCCCTCCTTCATTAGCTTTTTCTTCGATTTCAGAGAATAGTCTCATTGCGAAGTTATCTCTATATAAAGAAGCAAACTCTCTTGAACCTGTTTCTTCTTCTACTCTATCTGCAGCCTCATCAATGATATCCTCTAACTGATCTGCAGAGATATTTTCAGCTGGGATGATAACCGTACCGTCATTCAACTCACTGAAGTATCTTTTCATGTATTTACTCATTATAATGGTTTGTTTTAATATTTTACTTAATTTGTTATTTAATTTTCACTGTCCTCTACGAATCTTTTGAATAGGCTTAACTTTTCCTCAGGCATAGCGTCAAAGAATGATACCTTAAGAAGCCCGTTGTCATAATCCATTGAATAGGCTCCTACATCTAAATTCTCAATAAACTCCTCTACTACATCTAAATCATCACTGTCGAGGTCGTTAATGTAAAACTCTGTAGTCTCATCTATTCCTACTACTTTTGCTGGTTTCTTCGGTTCATCAATTACCACTATAGCATTATCCTCTTCTGGTAAGTTGTCCCCTTCTAATAAAGACTGTAGAATAACTCTATCTTGTAGCTGTCCACTTACTATAGGTTGTCCTCCTCCTCTTTGTAACTTATCTATTCCTAATTTCTCAAGTATCGCATTAACTAATAAAGTGTAGTATTGTTGGATTTGAGATGTGAGGTTTCGTGGCAGGACTCCATTTGATCCGTGATTAGCCTTATTGATTAATTTTGAAAGTTGCATACCTATTCTAGTAATCTCTCCTGAACCCGCTCTTGAAAGTCCCAGAATAGTGTTTAAATTTCCTCCTGATTGTGACATCTGACTCTTAGCGAGCATTATCATCCTAGTTAGCTCTGAAGAAACATATGTGACAACTGTATTAATTTCGCTCTGTGCTGTATCTTGTTTAAGGCTTCTAACATACTTTCTAACGGACATCATGAGGAACCTAAACTGATTCTTAACGTCCATGCTCATGTATCCAATAATCGCCTTCATATTTAAGTTTACACTGGCAAATTCTCTTGTCTCTGCTTCGTTTTCTTCAAAGTCTTCACTCTTAAGGATTCGTCTCATTTCAGTCTCAGAGTCAACGTTAGAGGAAAATCTTCTGTCTTCAACCTTTGCTTCTCCGCTATCTAAAAGCTCGGTTATCTCTTCGTCTGTGTATTTTTTGAACTCCATATTAATATCCGTATTCCTCTAATTTTGACATCAATCTATTGTAGCTATCTTTGACGTCATCTGGTGAATCGGCAATCTCGTCATGTAATATCACCATACACTCTTTCTTTGGATGGAAGTCTAACCCAAGGGAATCGGAAAGCATTCTAACCGTTTCTTCTTTATTGTTATCATCTATTCTGAAAGTGTATTGTACGGAATTATCATCATTAGAGAATACCTTTGTGAAGCTTTTAGAGTGTAGCTTAAATCCACTATCTCTCTTAGCTTTAATTGTTACTTCTATCATATCTCTAAAATATATTCTGCATCAAACTTACTTGCGCTGCTCTAGCTTTATCTTCCTGAACACTATCCTTTGCATACAACCCTTGAAGCATGTCTATTTGTCTGCCCATGGATGATTTGAGTGATAGTGATGCTGCATGTTCTAAATCCTCTGACATATTAAGCAAGCAGGAAGCTACGGCATCAGCAAGGTCTTTACTAAATTTACCACCCCCAGCTACTGTTGAACCTCCTGAATTAGCGTTAGAGATGTGGTCTATCTTCCCGTCTATGTATTGCAAGTAAGTTAATTCATTCTTAAGCCATTTCGAACTAGGTATCTTAACTCTGCTTGTATATATCATGTTCTTTAAGTTGTTATACCCTACATCTGTTCTATCTAGTGAAATGTATTTTGTCGGTATTTTTAAGTGTTCTAACTCCTGCATTAATAGCTTACTCTGAAACTGGTCGCAACTTACTCCTCCAATCTCATAGTTTTTATTAAGCTCCATTATTAGGTCTTTTATCTTAGCGAGTGAAGTTTCCTGTCCTGGCTTTCTTCCTATCCCGCATACTGTATTGATTATAAATGTAGGCTCTTTCATCTTAGGGTTATTAGGGAAAGGATAAATATACTCGTCAAAATATCCAATCGCTATACCCGCTAAGTCGTTTGAAGTTGCTAAGTCGAGTCCTACATATACTACTTTATTTTTTGGTATTCTAGATAGTGAGGTGTCAAGTTGTGAATATATCCTGTCCTCATTATCATAAAAATCCACCTCTATTACATCTTTATTTAAATGCGGAAGGTTGAATACTTGAGATAACTTAGATTTATCCTTAAAGAAATATCCTCCTCCAAGCTCATGTGTAACTCCTGCGTGGTCTCTTAAAGCTTTTGCGGTGTTATTCATGAAAGGTACTCTAAGCTCTTCTGGTACTCTTATGACTTTATCTTTATCGAATTTAGGGTCAAGGTTCTCCGGTTTAAAGCTATCTGGAAACACAAAAGGATCATTCATCTGGTCTCCGCAGTAAACATAAAACTCTCCCTCAACAAAGTATCTCCCTGGTAAATGTTCCTTAGCTTTCCACTCACTCATCTCTACATTATAAATATCAGGGTTTGTAGATAGAAAGTCGTTAACTACTGATACTCCTGACTCTGATGGTGATGAGTCGAGTACAATTAAAGTGAAGTATTTTCTAACATGACCAAAACGCCCGGTAACCCTTCCTATTAGTGATTCAATGGCACCTTTAGCTCTAGCGTAGTTATCCCAGAAGTTTACCTCCGAAAGTACTGCACAAATAAGGTCACCCCCTAGAATTGATTTAATGTTCCTCTCCCCACCAATCTTGTAATCTAGTATATTGTGCGATACCATTCCAGATTTCCAGTAAGGTGATTGTTCTTTGATAGTTGCTAGTGGTTCTTTAAAGTCGGATATCGTTTTCTCCATCTTTGTGTGAACCAGACCCATAACCATCTCCTTACCAGTCATCCCCCTTATAAAATCTTGGTTATCTAGGTGGTTAATTCTACACTCTACATACGACATCATAATAGTTGAAACCGTAGACTTCCCGCAACCTAAGGCACATGAAAGTGTAACTATAGGGTGTCCAATGTGTAATCTTGTTGGGAATATATCTTCAAGTACTGGCATCCACGCTGGGTATAAAGCCTTACCTGACATCCCTGTTTCTTTAAGCCCTAAGTAGTCATTATCCATTAAATAAGTGCTGATCTTAGGTGGTAGTTTTCTGTAACCGAGTATCTTAGCTAATGCTTTCATCTCATCTGTTACATCATCGTTAGAGAAAGGATCATTTAGCCATCCTCCATATTTAGCCCTTAGTTCTTCATCTGTTAAATGTTGATCTTCAGGCTTCTTACTTCTTGCTGGGTGGTTTGATATTCCCATACTCTCATTCATTTACATATTGGACAACGAGGGGCGAACCCCTGCTGTCACTTTATTGTTTAACTTTAGAATTCTATAACATCGTTTGTAAGTCTAATAACCAGTGTATCTGTTAATAACGTCGATACGTATGGTTCTAAACCTGGATCTAGTTCCTCTATTGTTTCTAAAATTTCCTCTTGATAATCTGCTACAGACTCTCCTCTTACCTCTATTGCATTAATGTCAAACAAGCTCGTGAAAGTGAAGTCTGCATCCTTATAGATTTTTCTGAGTTCTTTAATTAAGCTGTTATGATTAGGTTTTATATTTGAGGATTGGTTATTATAATTTACAACTGGAACAAATGTCTCTGGCCCTAGTATGATTTGTGCCCCGTCTGGATACTCGAAAAGTTCTCTGCCATCTCCTATGCTGTCGACCCTTTTCAAATATAGTGATTGTGGTCTTGTCTCTTCTCCTTCTAATGGCCGTTCCTCTCCTTCTCCCTGTGGCGGCATCTCCCCTTCTGGATATTCTTCTTCCTCAGAGTAACCTTCTTCTGGCGGACCTTGTTGCTGTTGTTCCTCCATTTGTTTAGCTTCTTCCTCTTTCTTCTCCCTCTCTATATTGTCAGCTTTAATATCTTCTAAGTCCATACCCTTGTCAAGCTGTCTGATGAGCCTTTGTCTATCCTCGTAACGTGCATTTAATCCTTCTGGCTCACGTGTTGGAGAATAACCTAAGAATACATCTAAAGCCTCTCTCGGGTCGGTTACCTTAGCTAATTTACTATCCCAGAGTTCTAGAGTCATTTGGTGTGGTATTCCCTCTTTATAAAGTTTAGGAAGACCGTTATACTCTATTACTGAAAGATTCCCATCAAAGTACCAATTAAAATACTTAAGTCCCTCAGCTTCGACTCTACCCTCTAGTGTTTTGATCGTGATATTACCTCCGTCTGATTTCTTAGTATTGTCAATCAGCTCTGCGAAGTACTTACTACCTTTAAACGAAATCTTTCTTCTCATTGTACTTCTGGGTTTAATTTTCTGTTTTCAAATTTTTAACCAGTTCTATTAGCTCTTCTCTAGTTAAGTTTTCAATTCTATCATCTAACTTCTTTGACTCTAAATAATGAGCGTAAGAAAGTATAGCGTGGTTATCTTCGCCTAGAACTTTACTTAATATTTTAGAGAACCAAGTACCAGTTTTATTTAGCTCACCCTCTACCTCTAAAGCACCTGTTGAAGATGAGATAGTGATGTCGGGTTTTGAAAATAAGGTGTCTTCCTTAGAGGTTATAAAGTCTTCTAGGAATTCCCCTGCTATTACATTACCTAAGATATCTATGGCTACAGCTACTCTCATGCATAAATAAGATATCACGAAAAGTATACTGAGTCCAAAATTCTTAAGCATGGTTAGAAACGGATTAATTTTACACTCCTTAGCATACTTCCCTATAGTGTAAATAAATCCTACAGGTAAAAGTATTGTAGCTATAACTATGGATGCAAGTAAAGCTATTGGTCCGCTTATTAATCTCTTTATCATTTTATTAGATTGCTTGTATTTTGTTAGCCATCGTAGACCATCCTGAAGCAGCTTTATAATTCTCAACTTGGTCAGCTGGAACTTTAATTACGTCATTTTGATTTTCCTTGAACTTAAACTTAGAGAATTCAAGCACTCCTGGGTATTCTAGAGTAAGCTCCATTTTCCCTTCAGTAGATGCACCAACAAATCCAATCTCTCCAATCTTATCTGAAGTGACCCACGCTGGTAGTTTAACTTTAAGAATTGAACAGTCATCTGATGGATTATATTGACTTTTTGTTTTAGTTGAGTCTACCTTTAAGGATATTGAATTAAGGTTAGCTAGTGCTCCAGATAGGTAATCAAATAAACTATTGTAATCTGAATTGTAACCTGAAGTAATATCTATAGAAGTTAACTGACTCCAATCATCGTTATCTTTTAATGCTAAATTCTCAATTCCAGTATAGTCAGGTAATTTAAGGTTAATAGAGCTAATCGGCATTAAGTTATTCTTAGTACCATCTATAGACTCCTTAGATCTTAATCTTCCCGCTTGAATAGTCGTTGAGTGCTGTTGACGTTGCCCCTCACTATTAGACTCTGGGAATATATTAAGGAAGTTCTTGAATTGGTTTAACGTACAAGTATGGTCGCTAAGTGTATCTATTTTAAGCTTAGGATCACTATTGCTTCCATAATAACTTGAACTACCGCCATCAGTAGACATGTTACTTAAAACTGAATAGAACTGCTTATCTGCTGCTTTTCCATTGTAGTTTCCATTTATATCTACAGTTAGTTTGGTATACTCTAGTCCTTTTAATAGTGAACCTAGGACTGCGGACTGTGAACTTACATCCTCACCTCCAAGAGAAATCGGCAATACACTTACCTCAGTGATAGTAGTAGAGTTGTTTAATTCCTTCAGTAGTTCATCACTCATCTGTGGGTTTGGCATATTAGCTTGGGATCCTCCCGCACCAAACATTATCTTTCCACCTACTTCAGAAGCATCTATTAATTTTCCAATATTATCCTCTCTCTGGAAGAACTTAACTAATCCTGTATAACTACTTACAGAGACGCTATTATCCTTAACTTTGAATTTAAGCCCATCGATATTAACATCACTGCTTAATGGGGTATCTCTAGTTGAATAATCAGCACTGCCTCCTGTATTACTATTTACAACTAACTCTCCAGAAATCTTCTTAACCTTACCAAATAACTCACTTGGAGATTGTAATACGTCTGCTACTTTTAAGAACAAATTAAGGTCTGTAGCGTCTGTTGAAGTTCCTGAAGCTTTGATATTAATTCTCTCAAGTACACTATCTGGATCCTCTTGAGCGGTTAAAACCCCATTATTATTTTGAAGTAATTTTTCTACCTGAGATTTGTTAGTAAAGGTGATTTCAGTTACTTTACCGTAATTACTTAATTTAACTCCTGGGAATGTAGCTGGCAATTCTAAGCTTCCTGTAAAGTTGAATCTACCATTTATTGGGTCTATCTTTGTAATTCTCTGAAGATCTGACTCAGTTACATCATAAATAAGTCCTGAGTTAAAATTCGCTACTGAACTAAAGTCTGGATACTCTGTCATTGTAGTTGGGAATTTAATCTTCTTAACATTTTGTAGAGCCGGTTTAGTCTGAGCTGTCTCTAAGTTAATTGAGTGAGAACCGCTAAGATCTAGTAATTCAATATCTGCTCCTTTTGTTTGTTCATCTGTATAAGAGTTAGAAATAGTACTTGTAACATATCTCTTAATTTTACTTCCTGATACAAATGGTGAAATAGCCTGTGAAGTTGTGTTTAATGAAGAATATCTATTTAAGTCAAATGTATCAATATCTACATAAATAGAGCCTCCCTCCCAACTTGCTATAGAAATCTCACTTTGGATGCTTGTTACTGGGAATTTACCGTGGAATGCTCCTTGATGTAGAGACACACTTCCTGGATGCCAACTTCCTGCTACATCTCTAATTTCAGTAATCTCAGCTCCTTTAAATACATTCTTAGGGAAATCTGTTGTGTTAGCAGGGATCATTCTCACCTTACTATCCATGAACATTCCCTCTGTAAGTTTACCTTCTAACTCTCTAGGTACTTCTGAAATCGCTGACCCTTTGAATAGATATTTCCCGTAAGTTCTAGTTTCTTGTGCCCATGTATTTGGAAATTCGAATCTAGTAAGGGGGTATCCTTCAAGAGAGTAGTCTTTAAGATTTACTAGTGAGTTTGGTAATTTAATATTTGTATAGTTGATTGGATTTATAGAACGGAAATTAGGAAGCCACTTTTCAGGTAGTTCTGTTATTCCTTCTTCTAAGTCAATCGTTATTTTAAAAATTTGTTCGTTACTAGGTTGACCCAAATTGTTCTTTACCTTATAAGCTCTTTCAATGGTTCCTAGTGGTATGCCCCTACCTGTTGAATCGGTTACATACATATTGAAAACCCCTGCTTCTGGTAACTGAACAAAATAAGTTGAGCTTGGTTCTAGTACACTTGGTAATTCGCTAACTATATACTCCATGTTCCGATTCTTTGGTTAGTTATTGTTGATGGTTTAAATGTGATAAGCTGAGTATTCTTTACTACATATATCTCAGTCAAATCTCCCTGTGCATTCTTGACGTAATATGTACCGTCCTTAGCTCTGTCGATTTCATCTTTACTATTCACTATAAACACAGTCTCTTTTGGAGGTTCTGGTGCAGCTAGTGTATGATCAAATCTATGTCCGCCTAATACAGCTATAATCTTCTTAATTGAATGTGAAACTGCATCTAGTAGGAAATATACCTTATCACCAGTATCAGCAAGACTAACCTGTGACTCTGATGTAATAAGTTCTACCTCTTTTCTTTCTGCTGGTTGTTGTGGCTGTGGTGTTGGTGGTACATTTGGTTGTGGAGTAGGAACTGGCTGTGGAGCGTTATTGTCTGTAGTTGGGATGCTAAGTGTATAAATAACTCCTTCCTTAACTACATAAACTTCTTCTACCTTATCTGCTACTCTTTTATAATATACACCCTCTTTGCTTGGATCTACGTCAGCTTTACCTGCTACTAGATTAACTGAAGGACTTATAGTTTGAATTCCCCCTGTTCTTGCCTTTATTTCTAGATCATCTTTTGTTGGGTTGTAGACGATCATAACAGACTCATCAAGGTGGAATCTATTGTTCTTTAATGAAACTACTGAGTCCTTATTGTCGTTATCCACTCTCCCCGGTACACTCGGCTGCCCAGGCTGTTGTGGCACTGGAGGTTGTTGTGGAGTTGGCGATGGACGGTAGTTATGTGAAAAATTATTTAACGGCATGCCTATCTGTTATTTTATTATATTATTTTTGGAGGAGTCTGGATTATTTCTCTAACTCCCAATCTGTTGCTTCACTTAAATACATTCCTTTGTTTTCATATCCAGCTAAACTCTCCTTACACTCTTTTTGCGTAACGATAAGTAGTCCTAATTTGAAAAGCTCGTTAATGTACTCTACTTCAGATGGGAATTTAGATTTATTTAGTTTAAGAACTTCAGCGAGTATTTTAACCTGATCATAAGAATAACTGACGTAACGAGTTTTATGTCCTTGTATACGCTCATCTTTAATCTTTTCTGTTTTCATTACTCCCTCAGTCTCATTCCAAACTTCTACTTCTTCTTCTATCTCTTTAAAACATGTATCGACAATTCTAAGGGTATAAGTTTGGGTAGAGGGTCTGTTTATGATCTCTTCTATCTCCATTCTTATAAATCCCGCTTTAGCCTCACCGAAAAACAGTTCTTTATTTGATCTTATTGCTATCATTCTTTTATTTGAGGATTGCTTTTATGTATACTCTCTTTGGATTAACACCTCTTCTAGAAAACACATCAGCCTTCTCTGGTAATCTAAGGTGGTTTACTCCGTTCTTTTGAATTAGTGCATCTTGAGGGTTTGCCGTTCTTACTATAGTGTTGTTATCGTATACTACAGTGAACTCTTGAACCTCCAAAATGTTATCTATATTCGGTATGTTTCTGATTAGTACAGTTTGTATATCTGGCTCTGCTGCTCCTAATCTTGAAATATCTAAATCATTACTCCAAGGGAACCAGCTGTCAATTACATAATCATCCACTCCTAATTTTATTTCAGAAACATGTGGTTGCCATTCAGTAGCTTTTGTTCCTCTTTCGATCTTATATTTTCTAACATCTATAGCTAATCCTGGTACATTCGCAGTAAATCCACTCCAATCCGTATCATTAGTCCAATTCTCTCTCTTAAGTCTAGTCCAAACATTAGGTGGTACATTTTGACCCCAGATTGTTATACTGCTTGTGTGAGAGTGTCTAAAGTCCATCGATATAGAGTAGCCTCCTTTATTAGTATCGGGTATCTTCTCTAAATTACCCATATTGAATCCGTAAACTCCAACTGGTGTATCTGAAGCTGGTGTATATCTAACAAAGTAACCTGTAGCATCTGATAAAACTTGTGCTGTTCCAGATTTAGCTGAGTTAGCCGAGAACATAGGTGTAGCTGTTCCTTTTGCTAGGTTGTTTATTCCTATTACGATATTCTCTATTTTGCTATCAACTTGAGCTTTAGAATATCCATCTACTGCAGCACCTCCACCTGAAACTACTCCAAACTCAAGGATCTTCTCTGTAATAAATCTAGCTAATTTTCTATGACCAGCTTTATTAGGGTGAAGTCCATCTGAATAGTATAATTGGTGGTTGAAGTTTGTAAATCCTACCTCTCTTGTATCGATATATTTAAGTCCGTAGAGTTTTGCTATTTCAATTACCCTATCCGCATATTTATCTACTACTGCGCTTATATCTGACTCTGAATTCTTACCAAAAGCTTTTAATGGAGTAAGTAGAACCACCTCTGCCTTGGCGTGTCTCTTAAGCAGCTTCTCTAGGTATAATTGATAAGCTCCTGTAAACTCTCTAAAATTAACGTTATTATTATCCCAAGTTCCTAGACTTCCTTTTGGCTTAATTGTACCTAAGTTGTTACTATGTCCGGCATTTCCATCATTCCTTAAATCATTAGCTCCCATTAATATAAAGATATAGTCGCTATCCTCTGCTAATAATTCGGTTCTACCTAAAGTAACATTATAGTAAGACCCATCAGTTAATTGAGTAGCCTGCATTGTTGTACCTGAGATAGCGTCTATACTTCCCTTAGTACCTCCTGTAAGCTGTAATAACTGACCTACCCAAGTATCATTGAAAGTATATCCTGTGGTGGTATTATATTCGATTGAGTTTTCTCCATAGTTAGTTATAGAGTCACCTACAAATGATAACTTTTTAGTAGCTAACTTATTTACCGCATTTGGAACTGGAGATGGTGTACTTTTCTCACCTACCGCATTCATTGGTACCACATTCACAGACCCATCATGATTCATTACCATTACTTTAGCTCTGGTTGTATCTGCAAGGTCTAATGTATATGTTGTATTTAAATTAAGCTTACCGTTGATCGTTAGGAATCTATCATTGAAGTTACCATAGATCAAACTCTGTGAAATGTCGGTTCTTGTTGTTTTTGAGTTATGTATAGCTAGTAATCCATCTTGAGATCCAGCGGGTATATTGATATGTTGACCTATAATTACAGAGTTGGCCATATTAGTTACCCCTCTAGATGTATAGTTGAAGTTTCCAATTACTAGGTTGTTATAACTTCTATATTGTGTAGTAGCCCCTGAAGCACAGCCTATAAATACACTCCCAACTACTCTAGTACCGTTTGTTGTTAGTAGAGCTTTGGAACCGATTAAGATTGATGCTGCATTGGCTGAAATTGTATTATCCCCAGTGTTAAAGTTGAATAAATCTGTAGCTGCCCATTTCTGTCCCCCTGTAAGATAAGATTCAAATATAGGCGAAATGCTAGTTATATCATCTTTTCCTTTTCTAGCATTTGGGTGTAGTCCATTACCTGCTTCTGCTCCAATAATCGTTAAGGATGTACCCTCTGTTAAATTAGTCCCAGAGTTGTAACCTATGATTGTGTTATTATTTCCAGTTACTTGTTTATTTCCTGCAAAAGCTCCTATGTAAGTATTGTTTTTACCTGTTGTTAGTGAAGCCGCAGCCGACATACCTACCCATGTGTTGTAAGATCCTGTTCTAGCTTTTACATTCTCTTCATTATAAGTACCAAATCCAAAGTCGTATGATGGGTAATAAGCTCCAATAGCGGCTGCGTTACTCCCTTTCTTTGGATCAGCTGTACTATAAAAGAATTGAACTGGTCTACCTGCATAGTCTCCTTCAGCTAGTATATCTTTTAATGAACTAACACTTGAACTCCCTCCTCCTAGAGCTATAGCCTTACCTTTTGAGTCAGTGATAAGGGATTTAGCTTCTGTTTCTGAGGTTTGGTGTATGTATATTGTATGTGGGTCATTTCCTGTACTTCCTGGTGTAGGTGATGTCCCCGATTTCTTTATTAATTTATATTTTATTTTATTCTCTGCCATTTCTCTCCAAGTTTATCATTCGAAATCATCTCCCGAAACTGTATCTTCAGAGAGTAACTTTTTCCAAGCGGCAACATCAATATCAGAAGAAGTAGCTTTAAGAACTCCCTCTATACCTACCTGCCCTTTTATTTCAGAAGTAGTGATACCAAGTTTAGTCTTCCAAGCATTTACATCGATCTCACTAGAAGTTGCTTTAAGAATTGGATTAAGATCTACTGTTATATTATTTAATCCTAATCTCTCTTTTAACTTTTCAGCATCAATATCAGTTCCATCTTTCTTAGCTAACTCCTCAAGACCTAGATTTAACCTCCTCTTAAGCGCTTCAACGTCTATATCCGATGCATCTTTGTTAGCTAGTTTATTAATGTCAGAAATACCCAGCTTATCTTTCCATAGCGTAACTGAGATATTTTCACCATTAACTCCCGCTTTCTGTCTTAAGTCTAATTGAATTTCCCCTTTAAGTGTATTTAGGTCATTTCTATCAGTCAGGTTAGTTGTATCTGGAATATTTAGTTTGCTTCTCCAATTATCTACATTTATCCCTTCTCCTGAGTTGTAATTATTCTTTAGTTCTTGGAAGTTTGTTATTAGTAAATTTAGTGAGTCATCTGATATACCTAAGACTGATCTCCAAGTATCTACACTAATATTACTTGCATCAACTTTAGCTAAAACTGTGGTATCTATTCCAAGTCTATTTCTTAAAACTTCTACATCAATATCATAACCACTTTTACTTGCTAGGCTTCTGATTGCATCTAAAAGCTCATCTCTCGTTACTCCTGAAGATGGTTGAGAATTATTTATAACCCCCAGTCTCTCTTTAATTTTTTCAATGTCGATATCTGAACCGTCCTTCTTGGCTAATAGATTTAACTCAAGGATATTTTTAAGGTAAGATAGGTCAACATTTGTAAAGTCTTTGTTAGCTAGGAATGAAGAAAATACAGCATAGTTTAAGTTGGTACCATCTATATTTAATTTCTTAGCTAGCTCTTGCATAACCTGAGAATTGGATCCACCACCAGAGTTACCTTCCCTAGCGGATATAATTAGATCGTCTTTAATCGGGTCATAAACAATCATTACCGACTCATCCAAGTGAAACCTATTGTTGATAAGAGAGACTGTGGAATCAAGCTTATCCTCTTCTTCTGTGATTTCTGGTTGAGGGGTCTGACTATTATCGTTATTTTGTTTAGTCTCCTCTATTTCTAGTGAGCTCTGGTAAACACTCGTATCTGGTATATATGAATGTCTGATAATCTTCTTTGCCATTGCTCTTTTTATTATTTATTTATTTTAGTTTTTGTTCTCGTTCAATATTGTCTCATTCAGTTTTCTTAGTACTCCCATAGTTGCCTCATCTTTTCCAGTAAGTCTAAGTTTATCATCACCTCTAGAAATCTCTCCTGACAATCTTTGAAGCTCTACATCTGAATGCTCTATCTTAATTTCTTCGTATACTTGGTTGATCTTAGTCATGTAATCCAGAAGTTTGTCTATCATTACATATCTATCTTGAATCGGAACATCATTACCTAAAGGCTTACTAATCTCATCTACAAGTCCAGCTATAGTAATCATAAGCCTCTGGTAAATTACTAATCTGAATCTGGAATAAGCCTCACTCAAGTAAACCTCAAATACTTGCAACTCTTTTGGATCGATTATACTCTTGAAGTTTGACATTATTGTTTCAACTTCTAGGTTTATATTCAGTCCGTATTTTTGGTTGTAGGATATGTATAGGTCTTTTATTGAGTCTAATGTTTCAGCTGTCACCTTTCCATATTGATACTGTGAAGGTGAGTCTGCTGTAAAAACTATAGGTGTAATTGAGTCCTTCTTTATTGGATCAACTGCATTCATTCTCCCTCTAATTAGATCAACTTCATCAAGGGAGGCAGAACTAAAATCATCAACTTGGATATAATCTGTCCCTTTCTTTTTAGCCATCTCTTTTAGTTTTTAGGTTTTGTTTCTTCATATGTGGACTGCTTTTTTTTATCAAGCTTCAAAGTGTATCTTACGTTTCACCAGGCAAGTCCCTTACCCTCTTCGAGTTCTTTCCTCATATATAAGGCTTTGTGTTCAAACTGGGGGTGTTTTAGGGGTGTTTTTTGGCTATGAGAAGTTATTGAAAATCAGTAGAATCTTTGATAACCTCGATGAATAAAGGGATTAGAGATAAAATAGACTGAAAAATAGAAAATTAGAAAAGGCTTGAGTTGAAATTTGGGGGTAGGTTTTTGGGTATAATTTAAACAATCTCTGGAAACGTTGGTGAATAAAGGTTTAACAATAAAGCGCCCCATGTTGGTTAGATAAACTAGAAATTAACTGAAAGGAGGTGGAATCGAATAGTTGAGTTAAGAGGAAAATATATAAAACTTCTGTAGAGCTTCATAGAGGTATCAAAAATCGATTATCTATATCTGAGTAGTATGTTTGTATTAGTTGAAGGTAGAAGTTAGTTAAAATAGGGTTTATCTTTCGTTTTAAAAAGTAACCCATGTTGACTAGATAAACCTTAAGTGAACTGAGAGGGGTTGTATCGGAAATAACTGAACAAAGATATAACTCTTTCTTGGATCAACTGGGAGGGTCGGTCAGATCCCTCCCCAGATTAACTAAAATAATTATCAAAAAAAAAGATTAACTATTTCTTGGTTGAATCGGAGGAGCCCTTACGGCTCCGACTCCTTAACTAAAAAAAAAA